CTTCGCCGAGCGCGTCCTTTATACATAGGTTTTCGATGTGGCCGAACTCCGCGTCTTCGCGCAGATCATTAATAAATGATTTACCCGGGATCGTGATCTCCATTTCCTTCTTAATCACGTTGTAGCGTATGTCGATCTCGTGTTTTTGCAGAAGCGACTCGTAGTTCTCCTGCACCTGAAGAATGCGTCCGGTCGATGGACTACGCTGGTACTCGACGGGCAGCGTGCTGGTTGCGCTCGGGATCAGCTCCCCTTCCAACAGCCCTTCGCTCGCCACGTCGTTGAAGTCCTGACCGACCTCGCCTGGCATCAGAATCTCAGCCTCGGCACCTGCGAGGCGCGCCGCGTTAGCGCCCTTCTCCGCCGCCTGCTGGCCTGCCCCGCTCTCATCGTTGTCGGCGATGAATACATGGGTCGCGTCTGGAAACCAACCGGCGAAAAGCTTGGGCACTTCGGCCATGCCGCTTGTGTCGCCGGTGACGATCACGGGCTCGCTGTCGTTGATGTACTCGTACCAGCTCGCACCGGTGGCGTAGCCCTCAACGTAATTGATTCGATCGGGCGAGGTTCGCAGATGCTCCGCGCCAATCAGCGCGTAGGTAGATCGGCGCTTTGCGCCTTTATGCCACCATTTGTCTTTGCCGTCCGGGCTAATGTAGCTCAGCGTGACGATCTGCTTGGACTCGTCTCGGTAGGGCACCACCAGATAGCCGGCGAAGTCAGGGCCGCAGCTCTCCCTGAGCCCGTGTCCTTTTACCTGCTTCAATGTCAGGTACGGGTGATCTGTAATGGGCTTGCAGGCATCCCAGAACTCCCGACAGGTTTGAGCGACCTCAGCCTGCTCGGCTGCCATACGCTTATGGTATTCGTCCCTCGCAACGCGAATCGCCTCGCGCTCTTTTTGTCGCTGGATCGGCGTGAGTGAGTCATGGCCATTGGGTCGCCATCGCGCGATCGGCTGATCGCCCTCTCGCCAGTCAAACGCTGCGCCAAATGGATTCTCTTGGTCTAGGAACAACAGATACCAACCCTTTAGCTTTCTGCTATGGCCGTTGGCTTCGCTATAGGCCCTGCCCCTGCCGTGTTCGATCAGACCCTCCTTCGGGTCAGGCTCAAGCCCGTGTTCAGCAAGGAACGAAACAAAATCGTCTCGAGCGCTACCGATCAATGGTTGACTGAAATCCTTGGTAGAGCCCTTCACATTTCTGATTTTCATTTGTTCTTCTGTTGCATGGTGGGAAGCGAGGTGTGTAAGATAGTGCAACTTATTACACAAAGGCAAGAAACAATTATGGCTTTAACTGCAAGCACGGGCGGCGGCGCCGCCTTTGAACAAGTCCCAGTCGGAACGCATGGCGCAGTTTGTTTCCGATTGGTTGACGGTGGGACTGTGATGGAGGAGTACGCCGGGGAGAGCAACAAGCGACACTCTGTCTTCATATGGTGGGAACTTCCTGAAGCGTTGATGAGTGACGGGCGGCCGCTAACCATATTCCAAAAGTACACTTTATCGCTACACGAACAGGCTAAATTGCGTCAGCACCTGCAAGCGTGGCGCAACAAACCTTTCAGCGAAGAAGAGCTGGGCGGGTTTGATCTGACTAAAATTCTTGGCACAACCTGCGGCCTGCAAGTTGATTGGAATCAGACCAACACCCGCACCACGGTGAAAGGCGTGTTCGCTGCGGAAGGTGGCGCCAAGCGCGTGGCGACGAAGAACGATCAACAGGTCTTCGACCTTGACGAATACTGCAAAGAGTTTTCGGGCCAGCAGGATGCTGAAAGCCAAAAGGCTTGCGACATCCTTGATGAGTTGCCCCGCTTTATTCGTCAGCGCATCACCGGAGACGAGCAGGCCGGCATTGAGCCTTGCTTTGAGGTGCAGACCGCCGTGCAGATGGGGGGCGCGCCAAAAGCTGAGGACATCGGCGACGAGGACATTCCGTTTTGAGCGATCCGGTAAATCACCCAGATCATTATACGGGCGGGTCCATCGAATGCATCGATGCGATTGAGGCGGCAGTTGCGGATCTCCCGGGACCGCAAGCCGTCTCGACCGGCGCTGCAATCAAGTACCTTTGGAGGTGGAAGGTCAAGGGGGGTGTAACCGATTTGCGTAAAGCTCAGTGGTACATTGACCGGCTAATTCAAAACGAGGTGGCATCAGAATGATTTCATATAAAGAACTGAAAGAGGACGCGCTGAATTTTTTGCAGTGGGCCTCGATCATTCGCTACACATGGTGGAGCATGGTCCTGTCATTTGCTGCGGGATATGTTGCGGGGTCAATCCTTGGATTTTGAGCCGGGGGTATACGAGGGGCTAGACTACGAGACCTATGCATCGATTGAAGCTTGGAGGTCTCATGACCTGACGAGTTTGATAAGGTGCGGGTTTACGTGGAAAAACGAGTCTCCGATGAAGGAGACTCCGGCCTTGATGGAAGGCCGGGTTCAGCACACTGTGTTTTTAGAACACCACAAGTTTTCAGAAGAGTTTGCGATCGAGCCTAACGTGGACCGACGAACAAAAGTCAGCAAGGCCGAGTACGCAGACTGGAAGGAAACTCTGAACGGTCGATCTCCAATCAAGCAAGACATGTATGACATCTGCATGGAGAGACGTGAAATAGTTGAGAAGTTTATTCCGGGGCCTAACGACAGGGCTGAGCTGACCGTCTGTTTTATTTGGCACGGCGAGCCATGCAAGGCTAGGTTCGACTGGTACACGGGCACCGACGTTTGGGATCTGAAGACCTGTCGTGATGCATCGCCGCGCGGGTTTAAGACTGCGATCAACTCGTTCCGATATTACCAGCAGGCTGCGTTTTATTTGGCGGCTGCCCGCCATGCAGGTTTACGAGCTGACCGGTTCATGTTTCTCGCCCAAGAGAAAGCGCACCCATTTCCGTTTGCTGTATACACGCTGAGCCCGGAGGCAATCCACTACGGCGATGTCCGCAACGAGCAGGCGTTGGCCCTGGGAAAACAAATTGTCTCCGGGGCAGTCGATCCTCAGCCATTCAATGGAGACGGCGAGCTGGTCGAGTTTGATGCGGACGACTTGTGGTGAGCCTGCGATCGATGATGACTCCAGAGGAGCTGGCTCGCGAGCGGGAGTGGGCTGATGACATCAAATACCACGCCGCCCGGCACGTCTGGCTAAAGCGCCGGCAGCGCACGTCTGACGGCAAGATGAGCTGGGCGGAGTGGTTTGAGAAAAAGTTTGGCGAGCCGTTGAACGATTACGCAGAGCGCATGGCTGAGAAAAAGAAGCATGGAGAAACATGAATTTGACTCAGAGACGCGGCAAATCGTGCTCAATGTTTGTTCAGGGATTCCGCGTCGCGGAAGGCCAATAGACGTGTATACAGTTTTGCCGCGAGAGCGAAAAAACCTGATGCCTTGGCTGAGAGGTCACCGGTGGTTGCAGGATAGCGAATCTTGTTTGGCGCTCGTACAGCATTGCCCTAACGATACTGCGGTGCTCAGCGATTTAGGCTGGGACGGTATATCGCAACGCTTGCGGCTGCGCCCGGGCTCCCGATTGGTGTCTGGGTTTTTGTTTCTCGCCGCGCTGCATGCGTGGCTGGACCTGATCATGGATCGGGTTGATGGAATGATTTCTACTGGTCGCTACGGATAAACGGCTGCATCCAGTGTCGGAAGGCGCAGGATTTGCAGTCTTCCGAGAAAACTTCCCCGCAGTTGAGACACCTTGGTCGATCCACACAATCCTCGTAGCCTGACCCTAGACAGGCCGGACAGTCCTCGTGGTCCATGAACCGGGACCACCCAGACCCCTTGCACTCGGGGCAATCGACGCCGAAATCAACCTCGTCCATCTCTCCCTCCAAAATGACAGAAAACGAAAAGGCAACCCTTTTGCGCTTTCTGTCACGGTTCCTGCGAATGACAGAAAACGGAAAAGCAACCCTTTCGCGCTTTCTATCACCTTCAATTAATGGCGCAGTTGGTGCGGTTGGGGGTATGAAGACCACTGGGGGACCCCACTTCACCGCACCTGTTTCTCGGAACGCCTACCCCTTCGGGCCTGACGTGGATAAACCCTGACGCTGCGCCTCGCCTGAGCAGAATTACCCCCAAATCTTGTCGGGCTCGCAGCCCAGATTAACCAACTGCTGGCAATACTTTTTGAGCATCGCCTTGGCCAGATGCTGTTGTGCCGGCGACCATGTCGGGCAAGATGCCAGACTGTGGCCGATCGATGTATCGATTGCGTTGAAGCCAGCAGCGTCGTCTCGGTTCGCGCCGTCACACACCCGGGCCAAAGCCTTGCAGCAAGACTGAAGTTCAGCAACGACCTTCTTGGGCAGCGCCTTCGGTTGAACTTTCTGCGCCACGCCTTCGGCAATCTCTTCGATTGAGACGGGATCGGTAACGACTACGTCGTCCAGCGCCTTGTCGAGCACGGCCTGCTTACTGACCAGCGTCTCGGCGAGGCGAGCGTCGATCGATCCGTCCACCACGATGTGCTGCACCAACACGCTGGACTGCTGACCGATGCGGTGACAGCGATCTTCCGCTTGGCTGATGGCGCCGGGAACCCAATCCAACTCAGCAAACACAACATGGCTCGCGTGAGTCAGGGTGATGCCCACACCGGCTGCGCCGATGGTGCCGATGAACACGTCGGCTTCGCCACCCTGGAATGCTTCGACAGAAGCCTGCCGGTCAGCGGCATTCATGTCGCCGGTAAGCGTGACCACGGTGCGGCCCGCAGCAGCAAGCGCAGAGCGGATCTTCTCGACCACGTCCTTGTGATGGGCCATGACGACGACCGGGTGGTCGATCTCGATCAGATGATCAACGACCGCATCAGATTTCGCCAGCGCCATCATGTGCCGCGCTTCGCTCATTTGCTCAAATGCGATGTCAGCACCTTCGGAAGTGTTTGCGACCGCGTCGCTCAGCCCGTCGAACTCGCGCGCCAGCTCTTCTTTGAAGCCTTTCCTGGGAAGCACGATGACCTGACGCTGTTTCTCAGGCAGCTCGGTCAGCACGTCAACTTTTTTCCGGCGAATCATGATTGACTGGCGGAGCTGACGCTGAAGCTCGTCCAAATTCGACGCGCCGTCGAAGTGCCATCCAAAACGATCTTGGTAAGCGCCGGCAAACTTGATCCCGAACTGAAAGAAACTGCCGAACGCCTTGGGCGCGAGGTAGTCAACGATGGGGTGAAGCTCAATGGGGCGATTGCTGATCGGCGTGCCGGTAAGCATGATCTTGCGATCGGCTTTGATCGAGGTCGCGACTTTGGTGCGCTTGGCCTTGGCGTTCTTGCAGTAATGAGCCTCGTCCATGATCACGATGCCCCAAGTGCGGCTGAGCAGCGCGTCACGATGCTTGGACAGCACGTCGTAGTTAATGATGACAACGTCAGGGTCGGCTGGGATCTGCTCGCCGCCGCCGTTGACGATAGCGATCTCGCGCTGAGCCACGAGCCATTTCTCCATCTCGTTGGCCCAGTTGATCTTGAGAGAAGCCGGGCAAACAACCAGCACCGTCTTGGGGTTGGTTGCGTTGATCACGCCGATGGCCTGAATCGTCTTGCCAAGCCCCATCTCGTCGCCGATCAGGGTCGCGGAGCGGTTAGCCGCATAGGCAATGCCGGCACGCTGATAAGGGAGGTATTCCAAGCCAGCAGGCACGGGGATGTCCATGTCGCTGGACGTTGCCTGAGAAGCCTCGATAGATGCGACATCGTCGCGGTAGCGGGTGACGACCCATGCGCTGCCGGCCTTGCGAACGCTGTAGCCTGCGGCCTTGACCGCCGTCTTGCGCTCGCGCCACACCTGCCAGAACTCTTGGCTAGGTGCGGCCGTAGCGACCAACTGCCCACGAGCATTCTTGGTCTCGGCGCTCCAGTTCAGTTCGATGTTCATGATTCTTTTCCGAGTTAAGCGGGGGCGACATGCCCCCGACAAAAAGAATAGTAACTCATCCCGTGTCCATGTGCAAGTCTTTGCACTAACTTTTATTGACCCCAGATCGGTTGTGTGAAACCGACGTTATCGACCAAGTGATAAGTTCCGTCCGAGGTTTTGAGCACGTCGCCGACTGAGGTGCTATGCATCGGCGCCTTTTTCTCGACGCGGTCTTCGTCGTCCCAAAGATTCGTAAGCCTGAACGTTTCGTCAAGATCGTCGGTGTCAACAGTCGCGACGTGGACGTAATGCTTCCACTTCGATTCGACACTAGCTATGGAGCCGGAACGAATCTTCCCAACCTCTCCTGCCGCGAGCTTCTTCGCGTAGGCTGGATTAACAAAATCGCCGTATGCCTCGATCAATGCGTTTTCAAAGCTGGCGGGGTCAAACTGGTAGATTTCGATCATTCTTCTCTCTCCGGTGGGGAGGGACGTTGTGCCCCTCAACAAAACCCATTATCCGCATTCCGTGTCCATTTGCAACTACTTGCACCTAAATAGTTGCAAATAAATTACGCTGCCTCCTCGACCTGTGCGTCTTGAAGGTCGGCGATGAAATCCACCGCCGACTGCGCTTTGCTCGCCGCCTTGACGATCAAGCGTTTGTCGTTTTTCAGCGCCTCCAGCCAACCGTTCAGGTACTGCGCGTGATCCGGGCGCGGAGCGGAGCTAACGCCTAGCTCGACACATTGGTAAGCCGCAGCCAGCTCGGCGACCAGTTCCTCAAATGCGTAGCCGTGTTGGTTTTTGGCGGCGAGCCGATCCAGCCTCGACTTGTGTCCGGTCCAATGGCCCAGCTCGTGCAGCAGCGTGCTGTGGTAGGTCTCAGTCGCGGTGCTGGTCGCGGTCGCGTCGAAACCAGAGCGCGGAGGCATCTGGATGCTGTCGGACGCGGGGCTGTAGAACGCCCGCCCGCCGTCTACCGTGCGGATGTCTGCGCCGGTAGCCGAGACCCAGTCGTTGACCGCATCGATCTGCACGGTCTCGTCCCGGCGATCCTCGGCCGGAGCGTTGAATTGCTCGGCAAACTCACCGTCTACCTGATCGGCGCGGAACACGGAGTAGCCGCGCAGCATCGGGATCGTGTCGGTTTTGGTCGGATCGAGCTTGTCTTTGACCTCGATGCGCTTGAAGAAAACGATGCCGGTCGCCTTCTCGCCCTTTTTGACTTGGCAGCCCTTGGTTGCCCACTGCTTGTAAGTCGCCCAGTGGCCGCCGCCGGCCATGAGGAGCAGCGCGACATTGATGCCGTTGTAGCGTTTCCCGGTCACCGGGTTGGTGGGCCAGCCGCCAACGGTGCCGCTCACCATCGGGTTGGTCCAGTCGCTGCCGTGCTCTTCCATGAGCGCGATGACCTGATCAGTGATCATCTGGTAGTGGTCTTTTTTTGCCTTTGCCATTGTTCTGTCTCTCCAGCAGAGAGGGACGTTGTGTCCCTCAACAAGACCCATTATCCACATTCCGTGTCCATGTGCAAGTGTTTGCACACGAATAATCACAAAAGATTTTGTTGGTTCTCGACCAGCCGGTTGCGGTCGTAGAGCCAGAACACCAGAAGATAGCGATCGCCGGACGCGACAGGTAGGCCGCGATGCAGATTGGGGAAGCTCGGAAAGATCAGCGCGTGCCCAGATGGCAGCGGCTTGAGCACCCCGTGGCCGTGAAACTCTGTGCCCCCGCCCTGGTATTCGCCCGTGTTAAGCGGAACAACAACGCTCACGTCTGCGCTCTCGTCGTGATGCCACGCCCCCTCTACCTTCTCTGTGAGGTTGTAGTTTGCGATTTGCACTGACGCGATTTGCGCGCAATCCCGCTGGAACAGGCACCAAAAGATCGGGTTGAGGACGTTCTGCACGATAAAAAACATTGACCGATACAGCTCGGGGACATTCTCTTGGAGCACGATCTCAGGGATCTGGCGTAGGACATCTTCGCCACCGTTGGGCTCAAACCCGATTTCCTGTTCCATCGTCGCGATCTCTTCCACCAGCAGCTTGCAGAACTCGCGGCGAAAAAGGGGAGCCCTCCAGAT